TTCCCTTACTTCGTCCAAGTATCCAAGCATCTGGAATGAGTACGGCTCAAGAGGAGGGGTAGCCAAAGGCATAATAGCATTGGGTGATTTAACCCTAACGATACCGCCCGGACGTTGTGTAAGAAGATCATCAAGGTTTGCCTGACCTTCCATTACAGCATAGCGACCAAAGTTCTGGTTATAAGCATTATCCATTAAGTTACGCATAAGCGTAGACTTGATTAACTGTAAATCCATTACTAAGTCTGCAATAGATAAACCAAAGAACTTGTGTGGTATCTTTAAAGGAGTAATAGAAATAAAAGGTTTCTTGTCTATTTCTTCATTAGAGAATACATAACTGCCTACACTGCATACCTTTCTAAGTTCTGCAATACCATCTTCATCGTAGTCTGTTTTTATAAATGACTCATGTAGCCAATATTCTCTTAACGCCTCTTCCTCATTTCCACCAAACCCATAATTTTCTGAGTCATCAAATTCATATCTTGATAGTCTTTCTGCACTAAAGTAGGCATCATCATCGCCACTTCCCAAATCTTCTGGGCCAAAGTCCTGATCTGGATACATAAGCCTAAGTTCAGATAAAGTTTTTCTGACACGATGACAAACAAACCTAGCATCTTCTATGCTTTTGGCTTCTCTTGAAATAAGAAACTCTTCAGGTGGGACATTTTCAATCTTAACCCTGCCGTCATAGTTGTGTCGTTTTATTACAACATCATGTGTTATGCCCGGCGCTCCATTAACAACATCATCTTTTTGGGTATGTTCAACAACTTCAACATTGTCATTTGTTATTAAGTATTGTAGTTCTAGTTCTGAAAGGTTAGAATACTCTTCTCTAACATACTCTGAATACTCATCCCACCATACTTTAATGATACCGTTTTTTTGCAAAAGGGCATCGTGAAACCACGAATACAAAATCTCCCAACCGGGATTATCTTTAGAAAAAACATAATTAACATAGTCGGTTGCTTGTGCGGCGGCATCTACATCTTCTGGGCCATGTGGCGTGAACTTAACAAACTCGTCACCAGAGCCAAAGATACGCATAAGACTGGGTTTAATCCATTCGATAGTGTCTTGTACAGTAGAGTCAACATACTGACTTCTACCGTCCACTTCATTACCAAAGGGTAACGCATAGTAATACTCTTGCGCTTTTTCCCTCTGCTCTGATATCTCCCCATCGTAACCCAGAGAATCTGTAATCTCTGCATTTACTCTGGTTAATAGTTCTTGTTCTCTGTCAGACAATCCCATATTCTCCGTAATTTAAATTGTTAGTCCAAGTAGGGTCTGAACCTGCAACAGCGTGTCGTTGTGATTGGAAAGCGTATCGTGTGGCTGACATCAAGTCATCTCTTATGGCAACCACTTTGTTATCCTTCCTGTGGTACATTCTGTACTCTTCAAACCAGTCTGTCAGAGTGCTGAATACTTTGAACTTACCTGCTTCCATGCTTTGTAGCATAGCCATAAGCCCTTCTTCTACTGAGTTAGAGCCTTTAGTTTGGCCTAGTCCCGGTGGATTGTGAAAGTGATCTAGTGTAAAGTTACACCCATGACCCCTGTATTGTTCTGCTAGACCGGGGTTTCCCATGCTATCCCTGCGGTTTCCGTCATGCGGGTAGATAATAGGAATAAAACTAGGTCTTTGCTTTATAATGCTTGCGTGTACGCTAGGGCTTGCCTTAGATGCTCTATAGCAATCATAGATGTAGAAGGTATCTTCCTCCTGATCTATAGCACACCAGACTACTGCGGTAGGGTGATCCCACCCAAAATCTATAGCGGCTACTCTAGGCCAATGATCTTCTATCACGATAGGATCAATCATTAAATCCTCTTCGTTTACTGGGAATATCAGACCGGAACCGATAGTAGGTCTACCGTATCTACGCATCTCCCTTTCGTGTGGAGCATATGCACTGAGAATCTGTGTCATAACTTCTTCAGAAAGGTGTCCATCCTGTCCTTTCATGGACTTTATCTTCTCACTGGCATCATCCCATGTCGCATTGGTAAGGCTTTGACCCTTCTGTATACGGTTCATAAAACTCGCTACAGTCTCTGTCATGCCCTGTTCTGGTGTGAAGGTCATGTAAACCATGCCTCTTCTATCCAGAGTTCGTGTAACGGCCTGTGAGTAGAGTTCCCTACTGGGTTCCTCGTCTAGCCATACAACGTCAACAGAGCGTCCCTGCCACTTGTCTACACCCATCTCATAGGCTTTGAAGTGTAAAGAAGAGTTCTCCCCAGAAATATGCCGTATCAATGCTACGGACTTGGCGTTTGGCACTCCGGGCTTACGTTCCGTTTTTATTATATTTTCTTTAGGAACAGCGCCAGAGCCAAAGGCTTCAGGGTCATCGGGAGAACCTAATAGTTCTGCTTGTACAATATCTCTAGTAGTTTCGTTAGAAACACCACCTGCCCATGCGGTAATAGGCTTGTTAAACCGTCTGCCCTTCCACCAATCAGGGTACATTCCTGTAAGATGGTAGGACATTTCAGCCGCACCACAATAAGATTTACCTATTCGGTTAGCCGCCATCAATAAGCGTTGGTTATTCTCAAACCCTGTAGCGTGAAAATCTTGCTGATAAGGGTAAGGATCGTAGTTATTTATCTTATTAAACCGCTCTCTTTGTTTCTGTGCTTCTAGAAGTAGGAGTAGTTCAGTGTTTTGTGAGGGCATCTATACGCCTTTGTATTTCCTCGTCAGACATTTGTTCAATGTTTGTGGTTTCTACACGATCTACTGGCTTTAATCCAGAGCGATCAAGGATATCTTTTGCGGCGGCTAGTCTAACTGACTCACTGTCGCCCTGTTCTATAAGGGATTTAATAGCAGATAATGATATAGGAACCATGTCCTGTACCATTTTCTTGGTTCTTTCCTCGATCTCCTGTCTAAATTGACCTCGCAATCTATGACCTGCCTGTTTAGCGGTAGCCTTGGAATACCCTGATGCTATAGCACTTTGGGTAGCATTACCTGTTTTACAGTAGTGATCTATAAATTTTTCTTGCTTGTCTGTCATATAACTTCATTCGTTGTCTAGTAGGATCATGGTGTGAATTTTTTACGTCTTGGGCCAGTATTGTTCAGTGTAAAGAATTGTGGGTATCTTTGAGGTATGGAGCGGTACTCAGGAACAAACTTTTGGAACCATTTCTTTTTTTCTAATGGGTGTGCATATTGACTTTCCATGTTGTATATATCTCTATGCACTTCCCTTAAGTCTTTAGAACTCATGTTCGGATTAACCATTTCTTGGTTCTTATGCCTACCTTCATGGGCTAATGTTTGAAGAAAATTAGGGTCGCTTTCCTGTGTTTTCCTTATAATTATAGGCTCTTTATTTCGAGCCATGCCCAGAGTATCTCCCTGCATACGATCAAATGTTCCTGTTATGGGGTTTATTCCCCACTTAGCATTTTCAAGATAGCCGCTTTTAGGGTTCCACCTTACCGCCTCACGATAATCCTTTATACTTTCCATGTAAGGATTAAACATTTCATTATACGCTTGCTCTTGTTTTTTCTCGTATCTTTCATGTTCTGGAACATTACGCAAAAAAGGATTAACATCGCTGTCACCTTCCACTCTAGGCACTAACCTATTGAATATAAGGTTGTTTCTTCTTTTATCTATAAGTTCTTTATCAGTTGTTACCTTGTTTCTTTCAAAGGGTGTAGTATCTCCAGAAATACTACCGTATTTTTTATAACCCCTTAGTATAGCGGGATCAACCACAGTATCCCTAAAATTAGGAGTTCTAGCGGCATAGTATGATTTTAGTAAGTCATAGTAGTTCATAACTTGCGTACCAGTATTTTGTCCATTCTGGCTCCATTTTAACCACTCTAAGGATGGTTACCAGATACTATATAGGGTGTAGTAGGGTGATTGGGTAGGGTAAGGTACTCCCCCCTAATTTACCAGTCTAAGAGTGGTACTCTATATTACTAGGGCCATCTTTTAAATGATCTGAGTAATTGAGTCTCTATAGGGGAACAATTAAGATATGTTCTCTTAAGGCCAGTTAATTCAGTAAGATCGTTTCTTTGCTTTAACGTTTTTGTATCTAGCGGCCTTATGTTTCTGTTGTACAGTTAAGATACGTTTAGCAGATTCTTTTTTCATATCTTTTCTTTTTTTAATTGACGCTTTTCTTTTCTCCCCTACATCATGAAAGCCTTTTGCTATCATAGCCCCGGGTGCTGATGCTACGGCAAGAGATGTTGCACCCATAAGTTTGTCTGCTTTTGAGTCTAAGATTGCTTTCTTTCTCATACCCCCGGCTAATCCTGCGTTAGCCAAAGGATCGCCAATACCTAATGGTTTTACAGATTCTCTATATTTTCTCTTATATTTTATACGATCAGTCATATTAGAATTTCCTTATGAATGCTTAAAGTAACCTCTAGTGAGTGGGGAGAATATATATAGATATACTTTTAGTACAAAGGGGTGGGGTACCCCTCCGCACTGCCCGTATATCTAAGTTACAGGTAGTAGAGTCAGGGGTAAGGGGTAAGATGCCTTTGGAGTCCGTGTGTGTGTGGGTGTAGGATATCTAATCTATGATTATCTATCCACAGATAACAGCCACAGTACTATAAGTATATGTAGTTGTTTGTTGTGTATATATGTATAGGGGAAGAGTAATAGACTGAGGTGCAATGGTTGTATTGTGTGGGTTCCGCGATAAAGGAATATATATCCTTATCTTGCCTACTCTTACAGTGTATCACACAGAGTCTCAGGCGCAAGTCAACCTTCCAACATACTCACGATTTGCTTAGGTATCTGGTTAGTGTTATATATATTAGTTATATATGATGCTTGGTTTATCAGATATTATCATACAAATCCCTCGGGAAGGCGCGTTCGCGAACTTGACCTGAGCCTCAACGTGTGTATAATAGACAGTGTAGTCAATAACGGCTACAACAACAACAGAGAAATAGAAATGAAAGACATACTAAATGACATCGAAATCATCAAAAACATTGTAGGTTACAGAGTTCAAGGTTCTGCTAACTGCTATGCACTACTTCACGCTAAAAACATTGTAAAGCGTCAGACATTGCGTAACAACAAGAAAACCTTAGATGCTCGTAATGAGTATGATAACCGTAGAGATCAGAGTGTTCCAGAGTATAACCGAGAGCAACAAGGGTTTGGTAACACTTACAATCCAGAAGAGTCACTCAATGGGTACGCTTTTGTATTGGCTTCTCTTAACCTTACAGAGCCTACATTACAGTCATCTCTGGATATGTTTAAGAACTCAGAGTTTCGCGCACCTAGCGATTCAGACATAGCAGAGTTAGTATCTGAGGTTGTTGATGAGTTTAATTCAGAAGAAGATGCTTTGGAGTACGTTATGTCAGAGTTGAAAGAAGAGCATCAAAGTACTTGTTCAGAGTGGGAGTTACTTGGAGACGAGATAATCAAAGTTGTTGAGAACGCTATTGATTATGCTACTCCAACAGAGATACCCGGCGATCTTCGCT